TAGTGATACTATTTGCATTTGCAGTATCACCTGCCACACGAGCACTTGTTTCTGAAGTTATGTTTGCTTCCGCAGTTCCCACACGAGCAGATAAAGCAGAATAATCGACTGCAGCCGCCGAAGCAGAAGCAGCAGCATTTTGAGCACTTGTATAAGCAGAACTTGCTGAATTAGCAGACGCTGTAGCTGAGTTACCCGCCGCACTTTCCGAAGCAGCCGCTAAATTTGCTTTCGTGCTTGCGAGTGAAGCCGAGTTACCAGCGTTAGTCGCATACGTGCCGGCTTGACTTGCTGAATTAGCAGACGCTGACGCTGAGTTTCCCGCTTGAGTTGCACTAGTTGAAGCATTATTTGAGGAGGTAGCCGCCTGTGATGCACTCCCAGCTGCTTCTCCTTTTGCAATAACTGCGTCTATTTTTGCTTGAATAGCTGCCTGTTCTGAAGCGTATGCATTAGCAGCCGAAGTAGCAGCATCATTGACACTTCCAACTGCAGTTTGTAAGTCCGCTACTTCGTTGTTGAGATTATTGATTTCCGTTAGAACATTTGGGTCAGTTGGAATATTAGTTGTTCCAGTAACATTTATATTACCTTCAACGAATAAATCTTTCTTTATTCCAACCCCACCATTTACGACTAATGCGCCAGTTGAACCTGAAGTTGAATTAGTTGTGCTTTGAATAGTTGTTGCCATAAAATCCTTTTACAAATTTACGTTTTGGGCGTTTAGATTGATAGTCGTAGCTGATATTGAAACACTAGTCGCTGACATATTTATTTGATTTCCAGTTAGAGTAATTGTGACCTGTCCATTAGTAGCAACTAAAGTGGTTCCATTCATCGTAATACTGCAACCCATTCCATTTTCAACAGTAACCGCTCCATCTGATTTCATTTCAAACTTACAGTTATTGATTTTCAATATCGAACGATATATCTCGCTATCATCATCAGTTAGAACGAACCTTTGTTTTGCTTGGTCATGAACTGCGGTTGGGTTATCTCGATACGAATAAACAATAGTATCTCCCCATGCTACGGCACCTCTTGGTCGGTAACGTTTATCATCAGTTGCTAAAACTATCTTGTGGTCAGAACCACCTAAATCAGCAATAACACATTCCGCTCCACGTCCATCCTCTTCAACTGGAACTATGTGGGAACTGAAACCAAAGTTTTGATATCTTTCTACTTTGCTATCTACTTCACCGGATAAACCTTCAACTTGAACTTGTTGAGTTTTGTTGAAAGGTCCATCGACAAAATTAATAACCCCTTTGCGTATTTTCATAATGGGTCACCATCTTTCCAAAATGTTGAAACCGATTTAGCAATTTTCTTCTTCGCCTTCGACTTAGGTTTGTTTTCCGGTTTAGGGTCTTTTTGATATGCTTCTTTTGGATTGAACTTGAGTGAGCAAATAGTTCCGTTTTCATCAATCTTAAAATTGACTTCAGATAGCATCAAAAACACAGCGTCGATGCCACAAATCGGAATAGTAACCCTAACCAGTTGGTTGGGTTGCCATAGGTCACCAGCGCTCCCATACCAATCCTGAACGTCAAGTGTTAGTTCGACTCCTTTTGATGCATTTCCTTGTGATTGATAACGTGCTTTTTTGATTGCATCGCCTTGGTCAAGTGAAGTATCAGCGACTAAGATTTTCTTACGGGTGCTTCTTACTTCCGGGTCAATATGTGTTGCTTCAACTTGGGAGGTTTTCTTCCCGTATGCTTCATCACTGGATTTATATTGACCTTTGACAATCACTTCATGAAATCGCTCGCTCTCATTGTTCGTAAAACGACCACGAAGCACCTTTGTGTTCTCGTTATGGCTCATTCTTATTTCGTTTCGAGATTTACCACTTGATTTGTTGGTGATAAGTAGATGTCCTTCTGGTGTGTCTGTTATCAGCAATTCTCGTTTTTCAGCCAAACGTTGAATTGCTTCAAATGGAGATTCGCCATCTTGATTGACTTGAAATGATTCAATGGTGTCTTCTGCTTCGCCTTTTACTTGAACGTTGTAAGGAGCGGCTAAATCAGATGCAATTTGCTTAATCGTTTGTTTTTTGAATGCTTTTGAATTAAGAGCTGAACAATCAATTAAGTCTTTGGTTTTAGAACGACCTGTAAAACTGTGTTGATGAGATTCGCGGTCAAAATCAATATCAAAATTATCAACCGAACCACTAAGAACTAAAGTTTTGCCGTAAAAGATTTTGACTGAACTGCCGGGATAAACTTCAAGTGGTGATTTCTCATTTAGTGGATGAGGCGCTACAGATATTGTAAAACTCGATGCTGCTTTATCAATTGAACGTGTTACTTGAACAGAAGTCCAGCCAACCCATTCAACGCCATCAATTTTGACTATTACTTGATTAGACATTCAATAATTCCAATTTTGCACGTGAAACAAAACCAGGATGACGGATTTTATTTCGATTCATTATTTCGTCATGTCGAGTAATATCTTCATAAACGTCATATGCAATAGTAAGCATAGGTTGCGGGTCAAGATAATCTCGATATACTATTACTGCTAAATTCGGTGCGCGTTCTTGAATATCTTCTTGAAATAACCCGCGTTGTTTGCGTAATTCGATATAAGAATTAGTATCATTAAGTTCAGTGGCTAATGCTATAACTTGGTCATAACTATTTAACACTTGTGCCCAAATAATTTGTGCTTCGTTGATTGATTTGTAATCAAGTTGAGAAGCAGCAACACCCGCTTCAATGCAACAATAGGATTTCATCAATAATTCAACTCGTTTCCCTGCTTCAAGTTGTTCTTTCTGAGAATTAGTATAAGGGGTTAGGTGATTCAATTCGACATTGACAATATCAACATAAGTTTTGAGTGCTATTCTTGCAACAATAGTATTGGTTTGAAGTGTTTCATCTGGAATTATTGAAGAATAGACATTATTCTCATATTTGATAGATGAACCTTTATTCGAATAGTCATTATTGAAAGAAGCAGTAAAAGCAGAAGCCAAAACAGGTAATTGCCAAGGTAAAGTAATATCTCCATCCATCAAATCAGTAATTGCATTTGATACTGCTAATAATGAATAAGGATTATAAATCCCAGTCATATCTCCAATAAAACCCATGACATAATCAGTCGCATATTGTGGTAATTGAGTGATTTTATAAAGTGCTTTGAATGCATCGGCTAATTTGAATTTGCCAGAAGTGGCTGCATCTTGAATAGCAGAGATAGTATTCTTTTGAACTGACGGAAAACCTTTCTCAGTCGTTTCATAGAAGACAAGAGAGAATGTTGCTTTACGTGCTGCAGTTTGTTTGGATTCGGTGTATTCACATGAACCAACTTGCACTAACATTTCGCCTAAGTCCGGATGAACTAATTTGCCCGGTCCAAATTCTTTACATGCTTTCAGTAAATCATCACGCTGCTTTTCCCAATCGTCTCCGCTAACCCACGCTTCAAGTTTGATTGCATCTTGCAACTTTCCCATATCTTCAGAATATGGTTTGTCGTATTGTGGGAACTCATGATTTGCTGTTCGACGACCGAAAGTAATGGAACCTGTTTCGCAGAAGAAAGGAACTCCTTTGAAACTTGGAGTAATAAATCTTTTTTGTAATTCTGATGCCATGGTTATTTTGCAGTCCTTCTTGCCTGTCCGGTGTTATTTTGAATATTGACTTTTGAAGTGCCTTGGGTTGTTGCTTGTTGAACTACAGATGGTTTTCTAAAATCTTCAATTGTTACTGCGTTTTGAATATTGACAGCTGAAGTTGGAGCAGCTGGTTTTTCAACTATGCTTTTGCCGACAAAACCTGGTTTTGAAAGTGGTTGAACCGGCTCATTAGGTTGTGCATTCGATGAAGTGAAAAACTTCATTGTTGCCCAGCCAGCAAGTGTTCCCAACTGACGGCCTACTTCTTCAATAACTCTAATTATGCCTCTTAGCCCTAATATCAATGGTTCGACAGCTGCTGCAGTTATTCTAAATGCTTCAGCTATAGTTGTTATAGATTGAGTAAGTGAAGGTAATTGCGAAATGATGTTTGAAATGGTATTCGAAATTATGTCAAACGAAGATTTGAATACTGATGATTGTGCTGAACCTGTATTTCCAAGTTCTCCCAACCAAGTAATAACTTTATTTGCAAATGCAACAACTCCATCGATAACTACTTGAAGGCCATTCATAATTGCTGGTCCATTGCTTTCAATCAATGAGGCTATTCTTGTGAATGCGGCAGAGAATTGTGATGTATTACTTTTTACCAATTCTCCTAAATTCTTCATTACTCTGGTTCCAGCGGCAAGAAAACCAGTATCAAACGACATTGCTTCAAGTGCTGCTGTTTTAGCATCTTCATAATTAGATTTTGCTACTTCATAACTATCTGCATTTTTGTCTGAAGCACCTTTATAAAGACGATGTTCAGTTATCGTTTTTGTAACGAACGAAACTAAATCGTCTCTTTTGAGCGTAAGTTGCTTTTTGTCTGGAGAAGTGTATTCGTATTGGTCTTTACCTTTTACTTTTGAGAACTTCATATTGAAGGCCTCTTTCATTCGTTCAGTTTCACCATTCAGTAAATCAATAAGTGCTTCAGTTTGTCTTTCAACAGATGCTAATGGGTTTAAGGTATTTACATTAGCCATACCTTCAAAAAGTTTTTGGGATGGGTCAATATTTGCAGATTTCAACCTTGCCGCTGCTTGTCTCATATCAGCAACTTCAAATGGGGATTTAGTCGCCCAATCAACTAATTCTGAGTCTCGTTTTCTTGCAGCGGCTTTAGCTTTTTGATAGGACTCAGGTGATGAATCCTTTTGGTCAAGCATATATCCTTGAGCTAATGCATTTATAGATAATTGCTTTCTTGAACCTGCATCTAAAACTTTTTCAAACAAAACTGCAGTTGAAGCAGTTCCTAATGCTCCTAAAGCTAATCCCCATTTAGCGGTTTTAGAAATAATTCCGCCAATAGTTGATGAAATATCTTTTAGATGACCAAGCGTGTTTTTGAAGTGAAACTTAGCTTGAACGCTTGTGAATGCTGCGCCCATTTGTTTCGCTTTTGAAGTAGTTGTGGCTAAAGCATTATTAGCCTGATTTGATGAAGTTTTGACAGTCGTTGCAAATTTTGAAACAGCTGTCCCCATTGATTTTACTGGGTTTGACAACTTATCGACAGCGGTAAAAAGAGCAGAAATATTGAAAGTTCTAGCCATGAAATGTTATTCCTTTACATTTATTATTTGATTGATTTTCTCCGCGTGGATTGCAAGATTTTCTATATCGTCAATATCCCACTCAAGCATTTCAGAATATGGTTGTTTCCAGAAATATATCAGTTGAAATATAGTTTCATCTATATAACTTCCCTCCAAAACTCTTTCGACAAAAAAGGGCTTAGGATTTCCATGATAGATTCTTGGTCGTTAGGTGACATTTCATCGATTTCTGGAAGAGATAAATTTGAGCATTTTGAAATAAGAACAACAGACTTTTCATAATCATCTTTTATTCGATTGATTTCTTTCATCATTTTGACTTTTGGTTTGAATAACTCAACCTCAGTATATCGTTGAGTGCCAAAATCGATAGGGTCAAGAAGAGTGTATCTTGATTGGAATTCTGGACGGGTGGTTTCGTTTTGTTGATTTGATGACATTTGAATAATTCCTATAAAATAGTAGAGTAATATGATGGTTACTCTACTATTTATGGAATTTCAAATATTAGATTGGCTATAGGGTTCTACAACCAGGTGCCATCTCCACTAAACTCGAATGAGAAAGTGCCTTCTTTTGTTGATATTTTACCGTCCCCAGTATATCCAGAATTTGACAAAACAAAAGTTGAACCATTTGCTAATTGAATAGTAATAGTTACATTTGTTGCGATAACTAATTCATCATAATCGATTCCTGGAGTTGTAGTAATCTCTCCAGATACCTTGCTATAATCAGGAATCTCTGAATATGTGCTTGTTCCATCACTTGATTTTTGGTATTCTCTTTTTACTCCACCGGTGTAAGTAATATCGAAATTACCATCGTTTGATTGACTGAAGTTTTTCCCATTGACTTTTATATGGGCTACACCTCTAACTAATTTTGCCATTTGTTATACTCCTATTATGTATTAAGAATTCACGTTCAGACGGAATTCTGTTTTCACGGCAATGACTCTAAGATTATTTACCAAATATGGGGCAAATAATACGTTAATTCTGTTGGGGTCGTTCCCGTCAAGTTCTACAAACGATTTCGCTTTGAATTGCTTCATCTCTTGAACTATTCCATCTCGTTCCCATGAATCATACATACTTACTAACTCAGCAAAAATATCTTTTGGGGTTACTATTGACTGCCCAAATCCGAACTTAGTGCCATCGTTAGCTAATTTCATTCTCGGAAATTTTTGCGTGAAGTTATAAGTAATAGCTTTTTGCAAATAAGCCAAAGTAGTTAGCGTTTCGACATCTAAATAACTTGGGTCGGCTTGGTCATAAGCATTCTTCTGATAAGTAGTGATGCATCTTTCAATTTGAACTGCAGATACATTATGACGAAGAGTAGCTATTCCATTCCAAAGCAAAGTATTGCGCGTAGTAGCAGTAAATCTATCTGCTTCTTTAGGAGCAATAATTCCATTTAACTCTAACGTCTGTAATGTGCGAGCTGGGTCGATACTCAATGAATTAGATACTTGACCAAGAATAGCGCCTACAACATCAGTTACAGAATTAGGAATAGCAGTTTCATATCCAAACAATGAATGATGCTGGTCATTAATTGCATTACCTAAAGTAACTAGCGCTGAAGAAGTATCTGGTTTTGCTGTAAATGCGTGACCGTACTGGGCCTTTAGTGGAGACCAACGTCCAGTTTCATCATTCAGAAATTCAGTGAATGCAGCAATACTTGATGTGTCACTGTAAGGGTGCCCATAGAAAAGGAAATCTTGGTCTGCTAACAATGATAATTTTGAGCTAATAGTTGGGTCAGTCGCTCCACCACTTGCAGCCGAGATAACGACAGTAACTCCATCTGGGGTAACTTCATTTGCTAACTTCCCACGGAAATTAAGAATCACTGGAATTGAGTTACCAATAGTTCCTTTATTCTTTGCAGATAGAGTAACTACGCCTAACGCAGAAGTTGCGGTGAAAGGAACGTCCTTAGCTGCAGTGATTGCTGCAACAGTCGCAGATGCGATTGAAGTTGGAGAATCTCCACTTACTACAGGAATCCTTACTAAATCGCCAGCAAGATAAAGGCTGATTGTTCCAGAACCTGTTGCTGAACCTGTGTAAGTAATAGTGCGTGTTGCCGCAGTACCACCGCTTACGTCATTTAGTGGGAGTACCCATAACTCGGTGAAGTCGTTATTTCTTTTGAAATAATCAACCATTCTCGCCAACATCGAACCCGTGCCAAATAATGATTTGGCTTGGTCGATACTTTGAATAAGTGTTGGTGTTTCAGTTATTGCATTGACTGATTGACCAATCAACAAACCACGAGAGTTTTGAACGAAGTATCCTGCTTTTTCTGCTGATACTTCTCCAAATACTAACGGAATTCTTAGGTTTGAAGAAATAGTGTTAAATGAGATTGCCATTAGTGTTCTCCGTTTGGCTTAATTGTTTGTCTTTCTTGACTGGTTT